TTTCCGAAAACACGGTTCGTATGATTCTGGGCGACGTAACCACGCTGTACGCAGAATTCCGCAAAGCCAAAGGTGCGGGTGCTTTGTTCTTTAACCCATCTAACTCTGAAGCAAGTCAGTACATGACTGTTTCTGAAATTGCTAAGGACAGGGCGCTAGCTGAAGAGATGTTGAATGACTCTTTGGCGGACTGTCTGTCTCAGTTGATCAACGTCATCGACAAAGAAAAAGAAACAGATGCCCCCGTGGTTGTAATGGTCGCACCATTTGGTTTATCGGTGCACGTCATTGATTTAGATAAAGTAGATCAGTTGATTAAGGAATACTCAGAAGATGCCTTGCGCCGTTGAAGATTACATATCGCCAGTCAATGTGCTGGCGACAACGGCTGCTTTTTTTGGCGGATCTATCGAGCTTGATCCCGCATCCAGCGAAAACGCGAATACGTACGTGGGTGCTCAAAAATATTTTTCTCCGCGTGAAAACGGTCTCAAACAGCCGTGGAAGTCAAAAAACGTCTATCTATATCCGCCTAAGAGCGTGCTGTACTCCAACGAACAACCGCCTGAGTACAGACTTTACGTAAAAAAGAGGAGATTCGTTAAATCAGCTCAAAGGATCTGGATGGAGGAAATGCTTCGTCGCTACAGAAAAGCTGAATTTGACGAAGGGATCCTGTTTTTAACTTCTTCAGAAGTTGCCTTAATTACCACGCAGCGGATCGGGCTTGATCTTCCCGTTTGCATTATGAAAGATCACCCCAGAATTCTGACCGATACGAAAGACTTTCAAAAAGTAAACACCAATAAATGCTTTGGTTTTATTTTTTACTTTCCTAGTTTACTTAAAACTGAGAATAGGGTCCTGGAGTTTTACGAGGCATATAGTCCTCTGGGGCGCGTATACTGCTGAGCGATGTTACGCTAGGGAATGTATTATCCGGACCAAAGTCATCCCTATTAGCGAATCCTAAACCTACAGGAGAGTGCCTTGTACGTTCTACCTCACGTTCGCGTTGTAGTTTTTTAGTGTGCTCAGCCGGAGACTCCGACCAAACACTACCAGCCAGTCTGATTACATCTCTGCTGCGAAAACGATAGTCGTGCTTAGCGAATGGGGCTTCGGCGTGAAACCCCACACGGCGTTCATGTTTTGACGCAGGGATGTGCATCAAATGTTATAGGTGTACAGATCCTTCATCGATCCGACATCAGAACGAATAGTTTTAGGGCGTGTAGCCATCATCATCGCCATGGGATCTAACTGTAAGTTAGTAGCGGCACTGCCGGCGAGACGCTCAAATTGCTTTTGGGGTTCATCGAGAGTTTTATATAAACGGCCGCTTACCTCACCAGCCACGTTGCTGATGCCTTGTGCATACTGTTGAGCACTCTGCATCAACGAATCACGCAAACGTTGATCAGACGCGGATCCAATTAAACCTGGATCAAAGTTGCTCAACATATCCTGATACTTCTGTTGTGTCGCTTGAATCGTAGGAATCTCGCCGAACTGAGATTTGGCTGCCGAAATGTAGTCAGGCAGAGTTGTACCAGCAGCACCCTCAAGTGTTTCCAGCTGACCTAAAGCTTTGTTTTGATATGTTTTAGAGCGACCTTTAATATCTTGATACAGCTGCTGCTGTTGCTTTTGAGCTTCCTCGACGGAGGCTTTAGCAGCTTCCATAGCCTTTTGTTGAGGAGAAGCGCCCATGATTACTACAGCTCTGAATCAAGTATAACAATCAACCTAACAGTTTTCTTAACTGCTCAGTCACACGAACCTGACCTCCCGGAACGGCAAAGTGCACGTGTTCGTGATGTCCTCCCACAGGGTCATAACCTGGGTGAAACACTTCCGCACCGGGAACAGCAGACCTAAGCGCTTCCCCTAACTGTTTTGTTCGTGTTTTCCAATCGCCTTCGCCCCAGTCTGTAATGTCTAAAGCGTGGCCAGCGTAGTGATGAGATTTAGGAGCGTGTTGCCCGACTTTTCCAAATGCTGGGTGCTCTCCTATCCGAAATCCCTTCTCCTGCAAGCGTTTTCCAAGATCAACAATGCTCATCAGTTCCCCTGTGTTCTGAGAAGCGGAAGCAGTTACACCAGAAGTGGGAGTAGTAGCACTGGACGCTGCCTTGTTGTACTCACTTTCCTGTCGCTTGAGATCGAGTACGTCTTTTAATAAACCAAAAGCTCCTGTAGCCGCACCGCCATCATTCAACATCGATTGAAGCGCTTTAGTCTCATAGTCTTCTACGACGTCCGAGTCACCAGCATCGACATCAGATGCCACGGCGAGATAACGCTGCACTTCAGGTGTGAACTCAGCAGACTGAGGCCCTAACGATTGAACAGCGAACTTCTGTAGAACACTATTAAGTGCTTCCTGAAAGTTGAATTTAGGTTTCTGCGGAGTGCCAGTCTGTTGAGCAGTCGCTTGCCTCGTCTGCCCAGCTTGAACAGGAGTGGAGCCTAAAAATTTCTGAAGCTCAGCAAAGGATTTAACGGGCTGACCATAGTAACTTTTACCTTGTAACGTCGGGAGAGAGGCCCACTCTGGAGCTAATTTTGCGACAGTTTGCGGCGTAGGACGATCTGCATAGGGGTTAACGCCACGGCGCTCAATCAGTTCAAGAGCAGCTTGGTCTTGGGCGCTGGGACTGAAGTCTCTAAGACCAAGCTGCTTAGCCACACCCGCATAAGTGCCGGGCATAAATTGGTAACGTCCGGCAGCCGCGCTACCTCTTGGAAAAGTAGGCGTGGTAATAACCCGATCCGGGTGACGGCTGAAATCCGTAAAGCGACTGCCACCGAACATTACGTCATAGCCTGCACCCTTTCGAGCACGATCAGTACCTTCTGCGTAAGCAATTAGGTCTAACCACTGTTGTGCTACCGGGTTTGAAACAGGCATCTTTTTAATATCCTTACGTCAATTTTACCGTCTCTATCTACTCTTTAACGGAGAGGTCTTCATCGTCAAAGAGATCGACGTTCGTGTCTACACACACTCCGATTTGATCCATAACAGTTTTATACGCACGTTCCTTGCAGATCATTTTGATGACGATCGTCCAGAAGAACTGGTCCCGCTTAGCAGGGTCGTCAATAGATTTAGCTCGATTACGGATGCGCGTCAAAACGAACTCGTCTTCGACGTGTAAACCGCAGGACAGCTCTGTCCTGCCGTTGCGCTGCTTACCCACGGTCGGAATCTCGGCTTCCCTAATGCTAGCCCAGATTACCTTACAGTATTAAAGTGCACAGAGCTCACCAATTTTTACACGACCAATAGCCTGCTGTAAGTTTACTTTTCTTCTCATCACAGCTATGGCGTGATCTGAAAGCTTTCTTGCGATCTGGGTTATCGCTACGATTTTCCATATTCGGATCACCAAATCGCACGAGACGGACCTTGTTCCCTTCTTTGGCCGCAACGGAGTACTCCTTGCCACTCTGAACGTCGCGTTTCGGCTGGTTATATCCTTTAAAAACCTCCCCAGCGATCCGGATCACGTTGAGTCTCACGCACTAGACTCATCATACTTACAAAAAGCTTAAATTGACGTTACAAAGCCCGGAGACCCAGCACCACAGCGCGAATAGTGGTACCATAACTCAGTAACTTTTCTTCCGCATACACAATGTCGGACGGTAAAACCTTGCTCACCATTGCTGAAACCGCTGAACTTTTGAACTGCAGCTCTGGTTTTGTGCGCAAGCGCATCGCTTTATCTGAAGCAAACCAACCCGGCGGCTGGCCCACCTCCGTGTACGTGAACCTGCAACCGAATGGTGCAAAGTCCCTGTACCGCATCAAGAAAGACGCACTCGAAGAGTATCTGCAGGGTACTTCTGCAGCTAAAGTAGATACTGTTGAAACCGAAATGGCTCTCGCAGCCTGATAACAAATGACATTCTCTGGTTCTTTTGAATCCACGCCGGCGTCTGAGCTCGTTCCCTCGGAAACAACGGTAGTAATTCAAGAACTAGAGGAGCGAAGGGTCACGTTGGAGGATTTGTTAATCCAACTCGTGACCCTTTCGTCACATCTGCACCAGATTTACACTCAATCGCACTTAATTCATCTCAATATCGAAGGACCTCTGTTCCTTCCGCTGCACAAATTCCTCAAGAAGCAGTATTTCGCGCACATCGACCAGTTTGATCAGGTTACGGAGTTCGTCCGGACGATGGATACGCTCCTACCAATGTGCGAAAAAGGTCTTCTGGGCGCATATAAAGGCTTCAAACACGTTAAGTCTTACGAAGCACGCGATATGTTAATCACTTACCTGCAGAACCTAGAGAAAATCGGTATGCAGGCTAAGGAAATTGGAGAACTTGCTCGCGAAATCAAGGCCCCGGACGTCGAAAACTACATGGCTGAACTTGTAGGCCAGATGTTTAAAGCCTCGTGGATGTTAAAAGCGACTCTTAGGAGTCAAACCTGAGCCCAACCGGCGGCGGTGTAGATATAAAGTCCACTCGGGGCGGTCGTTCGATAAAACAACGTCCCTTGCCGGGCTGATACTGGTAAAGCTGTGTCAAGCGCAGCGACGGGAACACCCGTGGCGATAACGGTACCGCTGGATAGCAAACTCCCAGAGGAAAGAATAGAGGTAGATGAAGTAGCCGAGAAACTCCCGCTTGCAAAAATAGCTCCGGAAGCCAAAATCGCTGTACTAGCTTGAGTCGCAAAATTTGCTGTTATAGCCCCAGACGCTATAAGTGCAGTACTAGCTTGATTTGCAAAAGCAGATAAGTCAGCATAACCAGCACCTACTTTTACCCACGCTGAACCAGTCCAGACATTTAAATAAGTGTTAGGGCTACTGCTATCTGTCCAGAGCTCCCCAACTGAGTTGCCAGGAATACCTGCAGGAGTTGAGTTCGGTGCCGTAGTGCCGTAGTGCGGAGGGCCAATTTTACGAATAGCTCCTCCAGTGTCCTCAAAATAAAGACCAGGATCAACAGCACCTCGCGAGATAGCGAGCTCGCCGCCTTGTACAACAACACCGCTGGGTCGATCCGATGAAAGACCAGAGCGCTTGAGAAGTAAAATAGAAGGAGTAGATGTCATCAGTACGTTCCACCATTTATGAGAGACGGGAAACCAGTCGGTGGTATTAGAACACCGTTGGCGTACTCGCCCCCATCCAATATATTAGTCGGCTGCTCTACCAGGACACCGTTCTCGTACGTTCCTCCGTCATAGGTCGTTAAGTCCTCGAAATTAATAGGGGCAAACGGGTCGAACTCGTCGACCGTAAACATCTCGAAGTAACCCTTATTAATTGTTGATGGTCCAGTTAAATCCCCGTAATTTAATGTTTTAGACATCATATTATACATATCAGGATATGTCATATGTGTAGGCATATCGTCTTTTGTCGGCGAGTAGCGCTGCCACCAACGCAAATCTTTTTCCCGGCGGAGGAAGTCTGACTGCTTCTTAAGATCGAGATCGAACTTCTCTCGGTAGTACTCGTTCATAGGCTCGTCCGTAGGCTGTGGTAGCCACGGTGCCGTCATATTCTTTTGACCGTATTTACGCTGTAAATCCCACATAGCGGCGTAAATATGCTTACACCACTTGGGTTGGTAGTAGAAAAAGTTAGGGTCCGAATAAACGGATTGAGTATAACTGGGTATGTTATAGATCTCGTTAGTATATATAAAACCAAACGTTCTAGCAAAACCAGGGTTATCTAACGAATTAGAAATACGATTGGTCTGATCAACACCCGCGTCGTAGAAACCAGGCGCCGTGTTCAAGACGCCTGTGTAGGGGTATTTACGTTTAATAGAAGCTTGGTAGAGATCAAAACCTTCCCTACCTAAAAAATCCGGGCACGTACATTGAGCTCGCATCTCCGTCGTCAGGTACTCACCAACAGCGGGTGGACCGGACGCAGGAATCGTCATTTTATTTTCGTCAACAACAGACCAGCTGTTATCTGCTGAAAACGAGAGAAACAATGTATTGAAAATAGGAGCATAAGAAGGTCTAGCAGGCACACCATTAATACCCACGGCAGTAACTGTGTAATTATTGAACCCAAACTTTTTATCTGTCCCGTCCGAGTTGAAGCGATTAGAAACTACTTCTCCCGTAAAGAAGGAAATTGGTGCCCCGAAGTTGCTGCTCAGACGAACAGCGTAAGTGGTCTCGTTGTAAGTTGTTACAGATTGAATAGCGTAGTCGAAGTCAATAAAACGGAACGAATCACGTGGACGGACACCCACCATCCACATCTTCATGTCGACCCGAGTTGTTGGGTACATGAAGCAGAGACCAGGGAGGAAAACACCAACTCCCGGGGTACCAGAGACGAAGTATTTAAAACTGTACGTCAATCCGCCGTACGCCTCTTGAGCGTACATCGACATCTCATAACCACGACGCCATCGACACCAAAGCGAGGCGTAATCGTAATCGCTAACAACGCTAAAATCTTTCGTCCCAATAGCGGGTCTAAACCGACGTTCAAAAGGAAGGGGGCGCAGAAGCTCCCCCTGATTATCAGAACCCTTAATTGTCGGTACTTTGTTTAAACCCGCGTTCGTTTTGAACGAGTTGAAGTTAAAACTATCTGATCCGCGTCGGCGTGCCATGGATCAATAGAATCCACCTTGAGCCAGGATCGTGATACCGGAAGGACTCAAACCGCCAGAGACAGCCGCATTACCTAAACCTAGGTAACCTGCGCAGAGAATGTAGCCTTTTTCAAGGTACAAACCTTCAGACTTACCCAGCTCAATCGGAGCGGCTAAAGCGGTATTACCTACTTGAGGTGTAGGGGCGTTGGTGGCTAAAAGTTGGACACTTTGAGGGTAACCAACAGTTGAGCCACTCAGACCGACCTCAACTCGACCGATCATCAGAGCGGAAGAAGTTGAAGGAGCTGCCTGGTTAGGCATGTAGACATAAAAACCGATATCTACGGTTCGCCTACCGCTGTTATCTGGATAGTCTTCGTTCGAGACGATTGCGATATCCTCGACTAAAGCAGCGTCCTCAGAAGGGAGGTCACCCACGCGGACAAGTTGAACCAAATCGGTGAGATTTGGGTTCGTAGGATCCGCAACGGGAGTCGCGCTGGTAATACGTGCGCCCCGTAGAAAAGGACGGTCGATCAGGCACGGCTGTTTGTTGGTCGATGTAGAGCTTATGATTCTAAACGCCCTAATGTGCTAGATTAGGGTCGCCCTCAACAACTGCACTCATCTTAGCGTGAACTCCATCGAACTAACATGCGCGTTTTGTGCCGCGATATTCGATAGATCCTTAGTTGAGCACAACCGAAGAGTTAAAAAGTTAGGAGAAGATTACACAGTAAGATGTAAAAATTGCAAAGGAGCGAAACACGGTTATCACAAGAGTTCAGAATACAGCTCGTGGAACGCCATGAAAAATAGGTGCGATAATATCTCATTTAAACATTATGATCGGTATGGGGGAAGGGGTATAAGTTATGACCCTCGATGGAAAAATTTCTCTATATTTTTAGAAGAGATGGGGACAAAACCTTCGCTTGAATATCAGTTAGAGCGTATAGATAACGATAAAAATTACTGTAAAAACAACTGTATTTGGGTGACTCGAAAAGAACAGACTAGAAATAGGGGCGGTGAGAGGGCTACGAGGCTATACACATACGACGGAAAAACTATGTGTATTAAGGACTGGGCGGATTATGTAGGCATATCGCCTTCCGCTATGCAAAAACGTCTTAATAACGGATGGCCCCTAGAAAAAGCATTTTCGTCAGAAAAACACGATAAACCGGATTTATACACGTACGAGGGTAAAACTATGTCACTTAAAGAATGGTCTGAATATTTAGGAGTAAAAAAAGTAACATTAGACGGAAGATTACGAGCGAACTATCCTTTAGACAGAGTATTTACAAGCGAGAAGTTTAATAGATGGACAGCTAAGTAAAAAAAAGGAGAGGTTTACCCTCTCCTATTTTTATTGTGTACGGTTGAAGATCTAGCTACGTGTCGGGTCCACGGTGGCCGACTCCCGTTCTTTAGGCTCAAATTTGGCTTGAGTTTCAGAGAACAACCGATCCAGTATCCGTTCCAAGGTGGTGTCCTCTTTCTGACCAAAGTAATCTGAAAGAGAACGAGTGGCCATACCCGGAGGCGCTGGATCCATTCCCTTAACGCTACGGATTACATTTCCAATTCCCTCAGCAATCGAGCCGATTCCCAGAGCCAATTCCCCGAAAGACTGCCCTGGTTTAGCAGGACTAGGCGCCATAACCTGACGCCCATAACCGGGTACGTCCTTAGGAAACGAAAAATCGATCCCGAGATCTACATTCGGACTACCCGTCCAAACACTAGACCCAAAGGGGTTCAAGGAGTTGTCAGCCATCGGAGTCAGCGATACATGTTGATGGGTGGCTGCCCGATATAAGCGGCAGACCGAGGGGCCATAAACTGACGAAGATCATCAGTCCCTTGACGCTGCCCGGCGGGATCTTCCATTCCCATTTTAATCGAGCCTTCTACTAGTTTATTCACATTTGTACCGGCTTCAGACGTAATTTCAGTCTGTTTTACCACGGGCATTTGCTGACTAGGCATCGTGCGGCGCTGTTCCATCAGACGATAGGCCAACACTGGGTTAGCTTTAGCCCATTGCTCGAAAGCAGCGTCGGTCTCAATACCGAAAGCAGTCGGAGCGCCCATACCTCGCAGAGCGGCAATCGAAGCTTCAGGTTGACCTGCCCTCGTAGCTGCAGCTCGTTCTACGGCGTACATACCACGAGCACCAGACCCTAAGCGACCGGCACCTTGGGCTTGAGCGTTAGCAGCAGCTTGACGATAATTCGACTCACCGTCATTAGTGCGGATAACTACCTGCCCTGCGCCCATCATGCCGGGCTGAGTCATGCCGCGCATCGCGGGTTCCATCGCTTCCGGAGCCGGGGGGTTAGCGGTGTTCGGAAGGTTCGGAGTTCCTAAAGGAGCAGGAATCTGAGCCGCAGGGTTGCCGCCGGTAACTGCGGGAATCTTGGCACCGACTTCAGGATTCGCCGTGGTTGGACCCATGGGAGATTCCGGACTGAGCTGACTCCGGACTAAACCAGGCATTGCTTGCTCTGATTCCTCCGCTGTCGGACCTTGATCTTGTCGCTCACTTTCGCCGGTCATATTAAGGAGTGCGCCGAGACCTCCCACACCGGCTAAACCAGCGGCAGCTTTATAAAAGTTGGAAAGATCAGCTTGACGGGTACCTCCAACAGCATTACGTGTACCCATGGCCGTTACAGCGTCGCCTCCCATGAGAGGGCGGCTAGCAAAAGAGGTTAAAGCAGACTCTTGATCGGGAGTCATTGCTCCACCACGGGTGATATCTTCTACCCGAACTCGTTCGATGATCGGGTCAGTAACCTCGCCACCGGAAGAACGAATTAAAGAACCAGGAACTTCACTGCCGGGGCGAGATAAACCACCAGGAATACCACTCGCTCCACCTTTTGTTGCTAAAGAAGAACCCTGCCGAACTAAAGCACCGGGCTCGCCATACTCCAGAGCGCGTAAGTAGTCGATGCCACGAGGGCCTACGAGATTGTCAAAAATTTCAGCAGTAGGAATGCCATAGGCATCGCTGGCTTTATTGGAAATATCCAGAATCGACCGATAAGTTCCCGGGTCAGTCGACAAAAGCTGTTGCGCTGCCTGGGATTGGGGAACCCACGCTGGTACAGGTGCTTGGGGGGAGCTAGGGACTAACGCGCTTGAACGCCCCATAATTGTTGTGCCCGGAGTAGAAAGCGCCTCCCGAATTGGGAGCGGCATCTGGCCGGGTGCCTGAGGAACACCGGGACCGCGGCGAGGACCGACGGGAGTAGCCTGAGGAGCTTGGGGATATTGAGCCTGACGAGGGATACTGCCTGCAGGAACTTCGCGAGGACCAGGAAGTTGTTTTTGGAATCGCCCCGTGGCGGGATTCGGAGGAACATTAATCCGGGGCTGAACCGGAACAGGGCCGCCCTTCTTAACAAAGGACTCAAAGAAGGCACGGACAACAGGCTCAAGTGTCTGTAACTCGCGCATTCCCTGGCGCCCAGCCCCGACTAAATCTCCTAAAAGCCCAGCCATTAGAGTGCTCTACTTTATGTGTATGTTAGCGCCAATTTGCGTAGAAAAACAGACGATCAGCTCGTGACACATCAGGAGGACCAGGAATAGCTTGGATGAATTCGCCCCCACTCCGTTCAAATCGATAACGAGCAGCAACAGGATCCCTATAGTTTGGTACATAGAGCATATGCGCTAACCTATCGGTCTCGTATAGAAAATTCTCTCTCCAGATACGTGCAGTTTCTCGTTTGTCTTGAATGTTAATAGAACGGCTGACATCACCTAGAATAGTTTCTTGACGACTGGTTGCACGCCCAGTAGCAAGCTCTGTTAATCTCTCAGCATCTGCACAGCGCTCTAGCTGCTCAACTATTTTGTCATAGTAGAACTCGCTGGGGATGCTATTACACGCTTCCATTAACCTGGCGTAATCGCCAGCGGGAACTGTAGCAATATTATAACCTAGGAAATACGCAGTACGACTAAAATTAAAATCATCAAGTCTGTACCCGAAGACCTGAGCCGGATTACGTGTTAGCTGATTAACCGCAGCATAAATTACTTCGCGTTTTGTAGCATCTGTAGTATTAGGTTGAAATACTACACCTTGCTGCGCAAGATAACTTTGCAGCTGCTCAAGTTCTTGTTGAGTAAACTGCGCCATACGTAAACCAACCCGTCATATATCTAATCTTACCGAACTTGCGTTATTTAGATAGAACTAATTTACTCGACGTAAATCGAGTCATCAGCCAGAACTTCATCCCAATCGACCCTTTTAATCGAACGCAACTGATCCAATTTCGTAAAACGCTCACCAGGCAACGATTGTTTAAGCTCGTAAATCTCAGTCGCGGTCTTCAGGCCGACACCTTTAAGAATCTGAGTCAACATCTGAGGCGTGGCGTTGTTCAGATTAATCCGATTCAACGCCGGAACTTCGGAACGAACAATCTGCCTACCACGGCGCTGCTTAACGGGTTTTGCCCCCTCCTCAGGCTCTTTAACGGACTCAGTGAGCTGCTCTTTGTAAGCGAAAAATACTTTACCCGTCGTTTGAGACCGAACCATATGGTACTCACCGTCGTCGTGAGTACTCAAGAGATCTACTTTGACACCGCTGGGTTTGTAGGTGTACTCCTTCATTTGAGTGGCAGTCATCATGTAGCCATAATCTAAGATAGTTTACCCAAGATAGACTGAAAAAAGCCAGTCGTACCCTCCAAATGCCGAACCCCACTAAATTTCGTTTAGCAGGACAGGCGATTCCTGTACTTAATACGCTATTGGATGCGGCGAACGTCGGATACGAATTGGTGAATCCAAATGAACCGCGTAGGGGACAGCGGTTACTAAACGCAGCTGTCGTGGGACTCGGAAATGCAGGCATAGGGGGTCTGACAATGGGTGCAGACGGTCTTCCTCAGTTACTTGGAGCATTTGGCGTTAAATCTCCTGTTCAGAACGTTAACCCTGACGCTCAACTACGACGCTTAGCCTACCGACTCGGCCAAGGCAAAGAAATCGGATTACACAACGAACAGCAAAACGCTGCTATCCGCCAACTAGCTCAAAAAGTACAACGAGAGCAGATGTTAAACCCAGAGGAGATCCGTTTAATCAAACAAGCTTTCTCATCCGGAACGTACTGACAATAAAAAACCCCTCCCGAAGGAGGGGTCTCCACCCGAACCTGAAGTTTATCAGGCAGGGACAGTCGAAGTGTAGATGGACGATTCCACCACGCCGGCAGGCTGGAGGACAACATCATCACGCTTCGGAGGAGCGTCAGGCACGATCCAGCACAGTTCGCAGATAGCGAGTGCCTTGTTCTTCCCGGAAAGCTTGCCAGCTTGAGCCCGGGGATCGAAGGTGCCGGAGGCTTGAGCCAGACCAGATGCAACGACACCACCCAGGTTACGGGTAGCGACCAGTCGCCAGGTCGTGTCGGCGCTCAGGCGAGACAGGCTAGCCGAGTTGAAGATGTTAACCGAGTTAACGCTGCCGTTGGCAATACGGCTGTTAGCGCCGGTCACAGACACAGCGAACTGACCGGACACAACAGTGCCGTCGTTGCGAATGCCTTGGCTAACAGCGGGAGTGAGAGACAGCTGAGGAGTGGCGCTGCCGCCGCCCACACCGCTGCTGATCACATCACCGCCGTCGACACGCAGGGAAGCACGGTAAACAAGAGCACCCGAAGGAACAGTAATACCGTCTGCGATGTCGGCACGGACATCTTTGTGATAATCCGGCGAGGGGATAATCACATTAGCGCTGATGAAGGCTTGGTTAGAACCGTTCAGACCAGAGCCGTAAGGCTGAGTGTAATACTCAAGCTGATTAACGGAACCATTGGCCTGATAAGACAGGTCAACGTAACCGATAGCCTGCTGAGCAATCCAACCGGGTTGAATAACCACGCCGACGGGGCCGCCGACAGGTTGATTGGTCAGAGTCTCAGCAGTGTCGTTTGCGCTGATGTTGGGCACAGACTTGGGGTCGTGCCAATAACGCAGAACGTTGGTGTAGTTACCAGGATAGATCTTGGCAACTTGAAGCTGATTAGGATTGATGGTCATCGTTAGTTACCCCCTCAAGCGTTAAAGGAGTACGCGATGGTGGCGAAATCAGCATTCAGAAGTTCGAAACCTGCGTACAGGCTCCAAATCATCATGATGAAGCGGCTGAAGTCGTCATTGTTGTTCAACAGAACTTGAGCGTTATTGCCGCCGATACCGACGCCCACGCTCTGAGGACCGAAGAACATACCAATAGCGCTCTCGTAAGAAGCAGCGGTACCACCGATGGTGGCAGTCTGATTCTGAGAAGGCATGTTGGTGGATTCGAAGAAGCGGACTCCTTCAAACACGAAGCCGGTGGGCATGATGGGCTCACCAGCCACGAAGGTGGCTTGACCAAAGCCCTGACCCATGTACAGCGCAGCGTTGGGCTGCATTGCCGACATGAGGGGGTTGATCTGACCGTTGCCAGGGTAACGAGCGACCTCGCGGAAATCGCTGTTCTGACGCAGGTGCATCAGGAAGGTAGGATCGCAAACGCAGCGATAGAAACCGTCCTGATAGGTAGGAACGTTACGCTTACGCAGGCTCTTCACCACGCGCAGCAGGTCGTCCTTAACGTCGAACTTAGCTTGTTCGGCGTTACTGTAGGTCAAAGAACCAACAGCGAGATCACCAGGGTAGTAGTAACCACCTTGGGTGTCAGAAGCCTGACCCTTAGAAACAGCTTTCAGGAGTTCGTTGATGAACACCCGGTCGCGCCAACGACGGTAGTCGTCGAGCAGAGTCAGCGAACCGATCGACTGGTGGAAAGCGGTCAGGTTGCCGGTATCCAGCAGCAGACGCTGAGCGGTGATCAGGGTCTCACGAGCAATCTTGAAGGTGCTCGGTTGAGTGGGATCACTCGGGTCAGCAGGACCGGTGTACTCGCGAAGAGTCACGAGCACTTTGTCCTTCACGATGTTGCGGCTGTTAGCAGTACCGATGGTCTGCTCTGCAGTACGCTCACGTGACTCTTTGCTTCCCGGATTGCCCCAGAACCTGTAGCGGTCTAACTGCACAGTCTGGCCTGGCTGCTTGCTGAAGTCGTGAACGACCACAGGCTCTGCTGCCATCTCTACAACGTACGCGGGGTGCGGACGATAGAGCTCGGCGCCGAGAAGCTTCGGGAAATCATTATCGACAAACACTGTCGATATCTCCAGAAACTACAAAACAAGTTTAACCATAAATAGCGGTTAAACTACGAGAAAATGTCGCATTTTTAGCGTTAGATCGATTTTTGATTGCTGCTGTTGACAGAAGGACTGAACGTACGTACCAAATTACGTACACCCTCGGAACCTTGCAGGTAAATAGAGCCGTAATTAGATACATAACGAGCTGCACCGCCCCTGTAGATATACCTCAAAGCAGCCGACATCAAACCAGGCGCAGTAGAACGAACTGTCTCTGTATAAGTCTTACAATAAACAGGAGGATTGTAGACCCACTCAGCTCGATTAGCCGTACCTTGAGAACCGAGGCTGTTTGTTAGAAGACCGCCCTCATAACGACCGTGGGTGACTCCACCGCCGGTCTTACCCTGCGCAGCAGTATTCCCTTCCGGAGTGTTGTAAGGAGTGTAATCTTGGTTATCCGGAGCTGAACCTCCGAAATACGTGTACTTGCCAGCGTCTCTGATCCCAAATTCGGGACCAAGAGACGTCTGAACTTTAGCGTTAGCAATCGTAGTAACGCTTAACGCTCTGTAACCGTTATAAACACTCAGAACTCCACTGGCTTGGTAGTCGGAATCCTGAAAATCGGTCCAATAACCCGATACAGCAGGTGGGACTGATCGCCACGCTGTGGTTGAGTACACGCCAGAGGTCATCGGACCGGGCGCAACGATGCCTAAATCTGCGCCAATGTCCTGAATCCCAGAACTAAGAACGATAAAGCCCTCAGAAACAGGTCCGCTCTGAATTCTGTGTAATCCGGTGGCGTATTTGTAGTTGGAGAGAGGAATGTAGCCCACTTATTTACACCAACTACATGTATTGTAGCCTTATTCTGGCGTAACGGGAGCAATTTGGTTATTTAAAGTCTGGATATCGTTGCTGATCAGAGCCATATCGCGCTCATAAGCAGCTTTAAGTTCAGAAAGCTCTTTTTTCAGCGTTTCCAGCTCGTCAGCAGGAGAAATACGCTTGCGGCGACCAATCGGATTAGCCATTTGAGCTCTGTTTCTTACGTTTAATATACTCGGAAGCTTTTTTCTTCGCTTTGACGCGTTCGGGCAGCTTCCCTTTAGTTTTTTCCTCGTACTCCTTCACTTTTTCCTTGGAAATTTCGCCACGCTCCTGCATGGCATAAAATTTGCGCCTTTGACTTTCCGACTTGAAGGGCACAACTGTAAAAAACGCTAGTTCAATCGTAACGTACCGCTAGACAATAAAAAACCCCGCTCGCTCAAAGCGGGGTTTGTCCCCATCACCCCTGAGTTTAGGTCAGGCGTTGTCCAAGAACAAGAGTTTTGAGCGGAACGCTTCGGGACCCATGTTGGACAGGTAACGCCAAGCGTTTTCAGGGCTCTGGTTCATGACTTGGCTGAAGTTCTGCCACTGAGCATCAGCGTCGGGGGAGGGAGCACCGGCCACGGCGGAAGCGGGCACGGCGGGAACCTGATCGTACTGAGGGTTGTACTGTTGAGCAGGTTGCTGTTCGTCTACAGGATACACTTCAGTAAAGAAACGGTTGGTGTAATCAGCTAAGTGATCAGGATCCGTCAGGATAGCTTCCATAGCAGCCCCGCGATTGGAAACTTCCTCCAGCACTTGATGCTGCTGAATCAGCGCATCTTCGAGCGTGGTGGCGTACTGAT